CAAACGCAGGAAGTACAAATATTTATTTTTTACCATTAAGTAAATATGGAGCAAACCCTTCTTCTGATTATAACGCTTTAAGTTTTGATATTGATGGTAGAATTGTTTCTCAGCAACTTCAAGTAGCCCAAAATTCAATGATGAATGGAAGAGTCGTTATTAAAGAAAATATCCTTTAATAATTTAATATACAATAATGGCAAAAAAACTTTCCATCAAAAAGGGAAACGATCTAAACATCACTCCGCAACCAAAAGAAAAAATAAATTTCAAACAAAGATCTTTTAGGTTTTCTGAAAAACAAAAGACATTTCTTGAACTAGCTCTTTCTGACAAGTCTAAAATTATTTTCCTTGCTGGTCCCGCTGGCACTAGTAAAACCTACATGTCTGTATATGCCGCAATTAATTTACTCGGCAGGGACACTAATAAAGAAATAATTTATGTCAGAAGTATTGCTGAAAGTGCTGAAAAAGGTTTAGGTAGTTTGCCAGGCGAAGCAGATCATAAGTTTGAACCATTCGTTACGCCATTGTGGGAAAAAATTGACGAAATGGTTTCTGAGGAGCATGCCATATGGTTAAAGAAAAGCGAGCTTCTTTCTGCAAAGCCAATAAATTATTTAAGAGGCGCAAGTTGGGCGGATAAATTGATTGTTGCAGATGAAGCTCAAAATTTTTCATACAAAGAGCTAGTAACTTTAATTACTCGCATTGGAGAAAATAGCAAAATGTTTATTTGTGGTGACTTCATGCAGTCTGACGTTAAATCAAGTGGATTCAAGCAGATGTTTAATTTGTTTAATGATCAAGAGTCTCAAGAGAATGGCATCTTTTGTTATGAATTTGACAATAATGATATTTATCGTAGTGGAATTCTTAAATTTATTATTATTAAATTACAACAAGAAAAAGATAAAGAAAAAGTGTAAAATATATTGAGTTGAGCGTTACGCTCGGGCGCGTAGCCTTATATATTATTGAACGCCAATTCATTTTATTATTTAATAGGTGGAAGTTAATTTGATTATATAATAAATATGGCATCTATTTTCTGCCCCCACTGCGGCGCAAAGGCCGAATACAATTTTTCTCCTCCAAACTTTTGCTATAAATGTGGCTTGAGTTATGGAGGAATGGATGCCGCCGTCCAAAAACATAAACAATTTTCTAGAAATAAAAATTCAAAAAGAGATCTGGGTGAGGAAGATGTTGATGTCGATAGCGAAGACGATTACCAAGATGAAAATGAAAGTTATTTTTCTAATTCAACTAGAGTTCCAAGAATCTCAAAAATAAATGTAGACATAGATATATCCAGTGATGTTAGGGTTGTAAAATTTTCAGATTTAATGTCTCCAAATTACGAAATCGCCCAATTTCCTAGGGGGAAAACTCAAAGTTTGAGTGACTTATCTGATGAGTAAAAAAATTAAAAAAATTTCTTTTGAAGAGAGATGCGAGACAATAGAAAAAGCAATTAATAAAAAAAGAAAAAAATGGCAGCTAACCGCCATTAGCTGGATGGACTTTGATGACGTATCTCAAATTATAAAATTACATATTTATAAAAAATGGGACATGTGGGATCAGTCAAAACCACTTGAGCCTTGGATAGGACGAATAATAGCAAACCAATTAAAAAATATAATTAGAAATAATTACACTAATTATATTAGACCTTGCTTAAATTGTCCCCACAGTGGGGGAGAAGATATTTGTAACATTTCCCCAAATAATACTCAAGGCAATTTTTGTGAATACTACGCAAAATGGGAAAAGCAAAAGAAAATGGGGTATGATTTAAAAATGCCGCTAGCTCTAGAAAATCATTCACAAGAAGTTGAGCAACAAATAGATAATTCTTTTTTTAATTTTGAAAGCGTTGAGGTTTTGAACGGAGAGATGAAAAAGGTTTTAACCATCAAACAGTACAATGCCTACATAATGTTATTTTTTGAAAAGAAAACAGAAGAGGAGGTTGCAAAATTCATGGGCTACAAAACCACTGAAAAAAATAGAATGATAGGATATAAGCAAATAAAAAATCTTAAAAAATTATTTAGAGAAAAAGCCTTAGAGATACTAAATAGTAAAGATATTTGTTATGGATCAGACTAGAGTTAAATCTCTCTCAAGAGAACAAGAAGATTTTATCTTAAATAATTATAAATTAGTTAAAGATTTAAATATCTTAACTAAGAAAGTTTTCGAAAATGAAGATTTGGACGGAAGGTCTTTTGAGGGTAAATTAGTAAGAGCTTTTTTGGTCAAAAATAAACTTGAATACAAAACATCAAAGCATACCAAGGTGGACGCGGTCGAACTTACGGACGCAAATAAACATTTTATTATTCAATCCGCAGAACAAGGAATGAGTTCTTTTGCAATTGCTGAATTACTATTTCCAGATAAAGAAATAAAAAAACTTGGAGCAGAACAAAGGGCAGTTCTAGAGCATATTAGAACTGTAAATGAAAATTTTATTCCAAGTCAGGAAAATGGACTTTTAACAAGTTATAGTCCTCCTAAAACTCATCTTCGATTAATTAAAAAAGTGTTCGATTCCACTGGGACTCAATTAGAAGAAACAAAATTAAGTAGAGGTCAAAAAAATTGCTTAGATAAGTTGGCAATTAATTTATCTAATTCTAGATTTATTAAAATAATAAATAATTATTCATCAAAGGACGATAGATTATTATTTGAGGAGGAGTTTACTAGACTAACTTGGGACAAGCCAGATTTAACGGCTGATGAAATAAATCTATATATGAATGTTTGCAAAGAAATTATTAATTTGGAAGTTATTAGTAAGCATTTACACAAGCTGAATGAATTATTTGATCAGACAGAAGAGCAACAAGAAATGACTGTTAGATTAGCTGAAATTATAAAAGCAAAAAGTTCGGAATATCATCAATGCGAAGGAAGAATAGAAAATCTTACAAAAAAACTTCAAGGTGATCGGGCAGAAAGGATGAAAAATAGGCAGAGAGAAAACGCTTCAATTATTTCTCTTGTTCAAATGTTTCAGGATGAAGAAGAAAGAAAAAACATGGTTCGAATTGCAGAAATGCAAAAACAGTTAGTTAAAACTGAAGCCGAAAGGCTTGAGGGAATGGCCGCTTTCAAGGCTAGAGTTCTAGGTATTTCTCAAGAAGATGTTATATAATTGTTTAGAGTGTGATCAAATTTTTGAATCTGAAAAGAGTCTTCATGCTCATATAAAAAAGCATGGACTCTATTTACATGACTATTTTGTTAAGCATTTTCAAAGAAAAAATCTTTTAACTGGGCAGCTTTTGCCATTTAAAGATAAAGATAGTTATTTTCAAATTGATTTTGATGACCCTCAACAATTGTATAAATGGTGCAACACTGCAGATGAAAATGTAGTTAAAAATTATATTTTGGAAAAATTAGCAGAAAGAATTAATAAGAAAAAATTAAAATTTGCGCCTAATGAAATAGAGCTTTATACAAGCTGTCTTCCCTCTATAGATCATTATAAATTTTTTTATAAAAGTTATACTTACGCATGCAATGAAATAGGCGTGTCTCCACTATTTGATGATAAGTTACCAATTGATTTTCAGAGTAAATACAAGCTAGAAGACATGGTAATCATTACTGATACTAGAGAGCAAGAACCTTTATTTTTTAAAAAACAAATTTTAAGTAAATTAGACGTTGGAGATTATGGAGTGCAAGAAAATTTTGATTATACTTTTGTGGATAGAAAGTCAGAACAGGACTTTAAATCTACTTTGAGCCCGTCAAATTTAAATAGATTTAAAAGAGAATTAGATAGATGTCGGTCTATAGATTGTTATGTTTTTGTTGTAATAGAATCCAAACTCGAAGAAATTGAGAAAAATAATAAAAAATCATTTCATAAATCTAATATGAAATATATATATCACAACATGAGAGTATTGCAACATGAATACAAGGATTGTTGTCAATTTGTTTTTTCTGGTGGAAGGAGACAGAGCGAAAATTTAATTCCTATGATTTTAAGGGCTGGAAAAAAAATTTGGAATGTTGATTTACAATATTACGTAAATAAAATAAAATTATGAGTTGGGAAATAGGAAATCAAAGGAGCAGGAATAGGTTTAAAAATATAAATGAAGAAATTTTGACTAGGGATGGTTTCTTGGATGAGCGAGAGGCTAAAATTTTATTGTATAAATTTTTGAGAGAAAATCCTTCTTTTACATCAGAGCTATTAACTGGCGTAGAGCTTTTTCCATTTCAGCACATGGCAATTAAAGCCATGTTTCAAACTGATTATTTTTTAGGTATTTGGAGTCGTGGACTATCTAAATCTTTTACTACTGGCATTTTTGCAATTTTAGACGCAATTTTACATCAAGGTATTCACACGGGAATTATATCAAAATCATTTCGTCAAGCTAAAATGATTTTTAGGAAAATTGAAGATATTTCCAAAAGCATAAAAGCTCCTATGTTCGCTGAGGCAATAACAAGAGTATCAAGAGGAAACGATGAATGGTTCATGGAAATAGGAGCGTCAAGAATTACAGCCCTTCCTCTTGGAGATGGGGAGAAGCTTCGCGGTTTTCGTTTTCAAAGAATGATTATTGATGAATTTTTGTTAATGCCAGAAAAAATATATAACGAAGTAATTGTTCCATTCCTTTCTGTTGTGGAAAATCCAACGGAAAGGCAAAAAATTTATGACATCGAATCTAAAATGATTATTGATGGCAAAATGAAGGAAGAAAATAGGACAATTTGGCCAAATAATAAAATTATTGGTTTGTCTTCAGCAAGTTACAAATTTGAGTACCTGTACAAGCTGTATCAACAGTACGAACATTTGATTATGAGCGAAAAGAAAGAAAAGGACGAAGCTCATCGTGTGATAATGCACTTTAGTTACGATTGTGCTCCAACGCAGTTGTATGACCAAAGCTTATTAAATCAAGCCAAATCTACAATGAGTGAATCTCAGTTCCAAAGAGAGTTTGGTTCAATTTTTACTGATGATAGTAGTGGTTATTTTAAGGTTAGCAAAATGATACAATGCACAATTCCAGATGGCGAAGGACAATCAATCGAAGTTGCAGGAGATGCAAATTCTAAATATATTTTATCTTTTGACCCCTCTTGGTCAGAATCAGAGGGTTCGGATGATTTTGCAATGCAAGTTATAAAATTAGTACCAGAAAAAAAGATTGGAATAATTGTGCATAGTTACGCCATGCCTGGGACGGCTTTAAAGCATCACATTGAGTACTTTCATTATCTTATTAATAATTTTAATATTGTTGCAATGGTGGGCGATTACAATGGGGGCGTTCAATTTTTAAACTCTGTAAATGAAAGCGAAATCTTTAAAAGGGACAAAATAAAAATTGAAACTTTTGATGCTGATTTTGAAACATTACAAGAATACAATGCAGCAGTTATGTCTTGTCGCAATCAATATAACTTATCTCAAAGAAAAATTTGCCATTTAAGAAAGCCAACTTCTTCTTGGATAAGATATGCGAATGAATTACTCCAATCAGCCTTCGATCATAAAAGAATATTGTTTGCTGGAGCAGCAATGAATGAAGATTACACAAAACAAAGAGGCAAAAGCATTCCAATTGATAAAATTAAATTTCTTAGAGTTGGTGAAGAAGATCAAGAATTGGGAGCCAAAATGATTGATTTTATAGAGCATCAAAAAGATATGCTTGATTTGACCAAATCTCAATGCGCTTTAATACAGCCAAATACAACTGCAATGGGAACGCAGACTTTTGATTTACCTCAAAATTTGAAAGGCCAAAGAGGTCCAGATAGAGCAAGAAAGGATTCTTATTCTGCGTTACTTTTGGTTAATTGGATGATGAATTTATATAATGACATGCAAGAATTGCCAAGCCCACAACAATATTTCTTTTCTCCAGTATTTATAAAGTAACTTTGAAAGTTAACTTTTAAGTGTAACATAGAGTATGTCTGACAAAAGAAAGTATACAAAAAAATCTTTATATTGGAAAAAATTTGACGCATCGCAGCCAGAAACTCATCCAATATATATTCAGAATTCGCCAATTCCTCCCCCAGTGAGTGCTGGGGAGCCTTTTTATACTTCAGACGCATCTATTACAGTAGATAATTACAAAAGATTAGAACCCTCTAATCATGATAGGAGAAATAATACTTCTAGAGTCAACAGGTCTAGTTTTTCTGGCGTATTTAATCGCTTCAGCAGCATTCGAATGGGCATGCTGCCGTATGAATATGCTGCTGATGGAGTTAATGTTCGAGAAGCAATAGAACTTTGTCAAAAAGCTTACGCCAATGTGGCCGTTTTTAGAAATTCAATAGATGTAATGGCTGAATTTGCAAATTCTGAAATTTATCTTGAGGGAGGTAATAAAACTTCTCGTGATTTTTTCTATCGTTGGTTTAATAAAATTAGACTATGGGATTTAAAAGACCAATACTTTAGAGAATATTATAGGAGTGGAAATATTTTTATTTATCGAGTAGATGGAACTTTATCTCTAGAAGATTTCAATACTTTATCTAAAATTTATGCAGAAGAAAGCTTATCTGCAAATAAAATTCCAATTAAATATATTTTGTTGAATCCATTTGATATCGTAGCAAAAAGAAGCACAACTTTTTCTGTTGGAGCTTATGAAAAAATTCTTTCTGAGTATGATATGGAAAGATTACGTAATCCTAAAGATGATTACGACAAAGAAGTGTTAAATGGTTTGCCCGCAGATGTAAGGGAAAAAATTAAACAAGGTCAATATTATACAAATGGTCTTTTAATTAAATTGGATAATGAAAAATTAAGTTATAGTTTTTACAAAAAGCAAGATTACGAACCATTTGCGATTCCTTTTGGTTATCCAGTTTTGGAAGATATTAATGCAAAGCTTGAATTGAAAAAAATGGATCAAGCTATCACTCGGACGGTTGAAAATGTTATTCTTTTGATTACGATGGGTGCAGAGCCAGATAAGGGCGGAATTAATCCACAGAATTTAGTTGCAATGCAACAATTATTCATGAACGAAAGTGTTGGCAGGGTTTTAGTTTCTGACTACACTACAAAAGCGGAATTTATTATTCCAGATATTTCAAAAATTATTGGGCCAGAAAAATATACAGTGCTGAATGAGGACATTAGAATGGGCTTGCAAAATATAATGCTTGGCACTGAAAAATATAACACAACTGAAGTAAAGGCCCGTATTTTCATGGATAAATTGAATGAAGCTAGAAGAGCTTTTTTAAATGATTTTCTCCAAAGAGAAATTCGGAGAGTTTCTCAAGATTTAGGATTTAGAAACATACCAACAGCAAAATTTGTTGATATGGATTCAAAAGATCAAACTGAATTACTTAGAATTACAACTCGCTTGATGGAGCTTGGAATATTAACTCCTCAACAAGGATTGGGCGTTTTCAACACTGGCAAATTTCCGAATTCTGAAGAAATTGGAATCACGCAAGAAGAGTTTGTTAAAGATAGAAAGAAAGGATTTTACAACCCCTTGGTTGGAGGTGTTCCGCTCATTGCGCCAGCAGTTCCCAAGGTGTCTGCTACTTCCCCCGCGCCCGCGCCCGCCCCTGCAGGAGCCGTGCCTAATGGAGCATCTGGTTTAAACCAAACCCCCAAATCTCCAGGTCGTCCAACTGGTAAAACCGCTCCATCCAAAACTATAAAGGGGTATTCAAGAAAAAATATTCAAGAAGTAGTTGGAAAAATAGAAGATTTAAGAAAAAGTGTAGAAATTGAAATTAAAAAAAGATACAAAACAAAAAAATTAAACGAAGAACAGAATAAAATTGTTGATAATTTATGCGAAGCTATTGTTTGCGCTTCTGACATGAACGATTGGAATAAAGAAGCTCAAAACTGTGTAAATGAAATTGAAAAAATAGAAAATCTACAAACTCTACAAGAAATTTTAAACATTTCTGCAGAACACGAATTAAATACTTATCCATCTGCAATTTTATACCATTCCGAAAAAGTTAAATAATATGAATTATAAATATCAAACTGTTTTTAGTGCTGGAGAATTAAAAGTAAAAAAAATTTTTTCTGATGAAAGTGTGTCGAAAGCTTCTTTAGAAAATTTAATTTCATTAATTCCAAATTCAGAAATAGACCTCAATGAAAATATTGATTTACTCGGTGTGGCTTTTAATGCTGCTGTCGTTAATCGCTTTAATAGAAATGACGATGGTATTGACACTGATACTGCTCTTAGAATTTCAAAACTTTTTAAACACAAACCTACAAACATTGAACACAAAAAAGAAAAAGTTGTTGGGCATATTTTAACAACTGGATTTAGTCGTTATGGAGATAGTCAAATTCTTGTTCCAGAAGATCTTAATAATTATACCGACGCTTTCAATATTTCTTTGGGCGCTGTGGTTTACAAATTTGTTAATAGAGAATTTGCAGATGCTTTGGAAGCGTCTTCGGAAGATCCAGAAAGTCAATATTATAATAAAATTTCTACAAGTTGGGAATTGGGATTCAATGAATATAAAATAGCAATTGGTTCTGAAAACTTAAATGAGGCGGAAATTATTTCAGACGAGAAAATTATCAAAGAATTAAAAGGAAAATTAAAATCATATGGAGGTAGCGGAAAACTTGATGACGGTACAAAAATTTATCGTTTAGTTGTTGGAGAGGTTTATCCGCTTGGGATTGGATTCACAACAACGCCAGCTGCTGATGTTAAAGGAGTTATAGTTGATAAAAAACAAGATTTAGAAATGCAAGAAAAACCAAAAGCGAAATTTTGGCAATTAGGAAATCATTTTTTTACTAAAAAAAATTCACAATCAGAAAATACCGTTGTAAAAACTCAAAAAGAAAGTGCCATGAATTTAGACAATCTTATTTCCGAAGTGAGAGAAGCTTTATTGGAAAAAAAAGTATCTCAAGAAGCCGCTGCAAATATGACAGCAACATTCACCGAAGCAATTAAACAAAAAGATGCAGAATATAGAAAAGAATTAGAAGATGCAAAAAATCAAGCAGAGGCCGCAGAGAAAGAAAGAGTCGAATTGAGAGCCTCTATGGAAGAAGTTCAAAAGCAATTAGCTGAAGCTTTAAACAGAATCAATGATTTTGAAAATGAAAAGAAAGCCGCCGAAGCTTTAGCTCGTTTCAATTCTCGCATGCAAGAGCTAGACGAGCTTTATGATCTTGATGACGAAGATCGTCGTGTTTTGGCAGACGACATTAAAATTTTAGAAAGCGATGAAGCTTTCGCCGCTTATAAAGGTAAATTGGGAGTAATGTGGAAAAATAAAAATAAAAAAGCAAAAGAAGATAAAGAAAAAGAAATGAAAGCTGCTATTGATGCAGAAGTTGAAAAAAGAATTTCGGAATTGAAAACTTCAAAATCTTCACACAATTCTGTTGACCAAATTCTTGATAAAGCAAAAGCTTCAAATCCTCCAGTTCCCAATAACAATCAAGAATCTTCAAAGCCCGTGCAATCGCTATATGAAAAATTTGCACAAGCTTTCAAGAAAGAAAATATTATCATTTCCTAACAACTAACTATTAATTAAATTATACTATGGGCAAAAGACTATTACCCTTTAGACAATACAACGAGCATGATGTTATTAACATGTTTGCTCTCGATGACACAGTACTTTCCGCAACAGAAAGTATTACTGGATATCATTCTGGTGATGCTGGAGTTTTCGTCAAAGTAGTTTCTGGCAATTTGGATTTAGATCCCGTTCAATATGGCAATTACTCTTACTTGGGTAAGACTGATTATCCATTCGTTGGATCAAATCAATACCCCAAAGTTACTTTGAAAGTTGGTCCCGCTTCTGCTGGAGACGTAGCTCTCGGCATCACTTTGTGGGAAACTGCTAAGTATGACGAAAATGGAGAGAAACTTCTTTATTATCCTCAAAAAGCCGCTGAGAATCAAGTGCTACTACCTGGACAAGCTGTTCCAGTAGCAACGAGGGGAGTATTTACTGTCACTTCTAGGGCTTACGATGGCACATTGACAGTTGGATCTAAATTCAAGCTGTCCGCTAACGCTGGAAAAATTACTGGCGCTGCGCTTAGTGATGTATCTGGAATTGGAACTGTTCTCGCAACAGGTTCTAGAGGATCTAATGGCGCAACAATTGCAGATAGACTTTCTGGCAATTATGCAGTAATCAGACTTAACGCCTAATTTTAAAATTTAAATAAAGAATTACAAAAATGAAAATCTCACTAAAAAGAACTCCAGAACAGATCGAGTTAGTAAGAGCGATGGCTTCAAAAAATCGCGATGTCGCTTACGAGGCTCAAGTTGCATTGGCTCAATTTCTTGGTCCCGTTCTAGCAGAAGTAATCAATAACGCTCCAGTTTTATCGAATCTTTTCAGCACATTGCAATTTAATGCTGATGACAATCCTTCGATTCCATTGGATTTGTATTATGACATCACTGATGAAGACTATATTCAAGTATATAGTCAACAAGTCGCTGGCGGTCTTCCAACAAACCAAGTATTGCCAACTACTTCTGAAATGAAGATTACTACCTACACTCTTGATTCAGCTCTTAGCTTTGATAAGCGTTATGCTGCCAAGAGCCGCATGGATGTAGTTAGCAAAACCTTCACTCGCATGGCTCAAGAAATCCTCTTTAAACAAGAGCGCACTTCTGGTAATTTGATTCTTTCTTCTTTGGCTAACGCTTCTACAAATGGTAGGTCACACGTTCAAAGAGCCAATGCTGCTAAACGCTTCCTGCTTCAAGATCTTAATGAATTGTTGACTCTTTCTCGCAGGGTGCTTACTTCTTTTACTGGGCACACTCCAGCAAATGGAGTTTCTGGAATGGGAATTACTGATTTGCTTATTTCCCCAGAAATTGAAGAAGAGCTTCGCGCAATGGCTTATAACCCAATTAATACTAAAGGTTCTGCCACTACCTCAACCAACGGTAGCGATAATGGTATCGCTGCTCCCGAATCAGTTCGCCTTGGATTGTTCAATGGAGCTGGAGTTCCTTCGTTTTATGGAGTTAATCTCTTGATCTTTAATGAATTTGGTGTTAACGGTAAATTTAACACAATCTTTGATACTGTTGCTGGATCTACTTCGTATGCAAAAGCTGATGGTAGTGGAGGGGCAGCTTTTGCTGCTACTGATGAATTGTTGCTTGGAATTAATCGCAGTCGCGAATCATTAGTGAGAGCAATCGCAGTTGACTCTGAAAATGGTAGCGAATTCAGTTTAATTGCTGATGATCAGTACAGCATCCGTCAAAACAAAATCGGTTATTTTGGATCTTTGGAAGAAGGTCGCATGGTTCTTGATAACCGCGCTTTGTTTGGTAAAATTGTAGCTCGCGCTTAATTGAATTAATAGATTTAAAATTTGGCCGCTCCTTTAAAGAGCGGCCATTTTTTTTATAATATATGTATGAGAGATTTAAATGATTTAGAACAATCCAATGGCAAAGAATTTATTAAAAACCAAAAAAATTTAGAAGAAATGCTTGGCGTAAATAAAATTAGTCCATTTGGAACCTACGAATTAGAAGTGTTCGAAGAAAATTTAAAAGGCGCAACTCAAATTGATTTGCAAAGAATCGCTCAAAGGGTTGGCCTTAATCCGTTTTTAGATCGCGGAAGATTAAAGTCATCTTTAATTAAAGAGTTTAAGGCGTATACAAAAAACGCAAGAAGAAATTTGTTACCTCAACCAACTCATCAATTAAAGCTTGATCCCAAAAATCCAAAACATAAAAAAACAATTAAAATTTTAGGAGAAATCTAATGAGCCAAATAGGTGAATTAGCTCAATCTATTTTTGATGTAGAATTTGATTCTGACGCGGGAGCAGTTTCTTTTGATCATATTTTTAATTGGCTAAAAGAAAATTTAGGGTTGCTAAATACCTTAATTAATACTTCTTTTGCTGGAGAAGATCCCAATATGGGTATTGAAGCAGAGGCTATTTATAAAGAATTGTATTTATATAATTACTACAATAAACAAGCAAGAAATGTTCTTCGAGGAATTACGGCAACTACAAATGCTGGAGATAATATTTTGCAAGTTTCTGACGGAGATAACTCAATTAGTTTTGTAAACAGAAACGAAGTAAGTAAAGTTTATAGAGATTTAGCAAAAGATTCTAAAAGCCGCATGGATAATCTGGTAGCTAAGTATAATATTTTTTCATCGAAGCCTCTTCAAGTTGGAGGAATTGAAGCTGGAAGCATTGGTGAATCTGCTGATGCTGGCGTGCAATTTGGAAGTGGTAGTGACGATCAAATTTTTGATGGTGGAGCGGATGAAGCTCTCGAAACGGAAGAAGATCAAATTTTAGCAAATGGTGAAGTTTTGGATGGTGGTCAAGATGGTAATCAAAATGAAGGTTTAATTGATGGTGGAGAAGATTAATTTTTTTTAAAAGTCTATATTTCATTATGTGTAAATGAAGTATAGCCACCATGTCAAATATATCCCTTCGTTTCTTACAAAGAAGAACTTCAACTGTTGGAAGAGTCCCTGCTGTAGATGCTCTTTGCAGAGGAGAACTTTATCTTCAATTAGCTGATAAAACAATTTATTTTGTTGATTCAACTGGTGGACTTGTATCTGTTTTGACAGACGGTCAATGCTTTGGAATAAATAAAATTAAATTTTCTGGAGCTGCAAGTGGTGATTTGCCATTGTGGAATGGAAGTCAATTTGTAAATTTTTCAACTGGCAGTTTTTCCTTTAATACAGGAAATTTTGTAGTTTGCTCTCAACTTAATCAGTATGTATTATGCTCCAATACTGGAATGTTTGCGACTACTGGTTATTTGTCAATACCTCTAACGGCTCTACGCCAAGATTCAGCTACAGATGGAGCAGTTCTTTGCTGGAGCGGTGGGTGTTGGAGAGCGGGCATAGCAGGTGGAGGCAATATAGATTTATCCGCTTATTTGCAAACTGGACAAACTGGTCAATTTGAAAGTTCTGGGTATTCTCGCACTTGTTTCGTAAATACTGGGCAAACTGGAATGTTTGCAACCACTGGTATTTCAAGCGTACCTTTAAATGTTTTAAAACAGGAATCAGCAGTAGAAGGTTCGGTGCTTTGCTGGAGCGGTGGGTGTTGGAGAGCTGGAACAGTTGCTGCAGGAAATTTAGATTTATCTAATTACGTCCAAACTGGACAAACGGGCAATTTCGTGACTAAGAGTCAAACGGGAGATTTCGCCAGCGCCGCAGGTACGGGCAATTTCGTGACTAAGAGTCAAACGGGAGATTTCGCCAGCGCCGCAGGTACGGGCAATTTCGTGACTAAGAGTCAGACGGGAGATTTCGCCAGCGCCGCAGGTACAGGTAATTTTGTCACCACGGGTCAAACGGGAGATTTCGCCAGCGCCGCAGGTACGGGCAATTTCGTGACTAAGAGTCAAACG